GTGTTTGATTCAACACGAAACGCCATTTGTCTGCCCCGTACTCGTGTATAAACAATCTGTGTAAACTCTTGCACGTTATACGTCTGTTGCCCAGCATAGCCTTGCGCAGATTCTACGACCGGGCTACTGGCCGCGGTATATCCGGATCCCGGATTCTGCCGAGGGCGAAGCGTGAAATTGACTTGTGGTTTATCCGTGGACAAACCCGTCATGTTGGAGTTATTAAAGGTAATGTCAGGAATTACTTTGGTGACAAAACTGTAGTTGTTGCCATCTCCAACATCAAAGTCCGCTGTTTGGATATATGAATTAATTGAGCTAGGTGGGTTAGTCGTTCCGTCATCCACCGCAGCCTCATGGAAAACAATAATGCTCCCAGAGGTTGCTGCTTGGGGATATTGACGAAGCGGGCTATCCAGCCATGCGGTACGACTCAATGTTCCGTAATACCATGCCTGATCTAAGTAATTAAAGATCACATAACGATCGATTACTGACGAGGCAGAAGAGCAGTAGAAAAACCAGATCTCTGAAAAGCCTTCATTGGTTCCGGCAAAGAACTGTGCTTCCTGATCCTTATTTATGTCAGAGAATACGTATTCGCGAACAGTGCAAGGAAGCGTCTCTACACGGCCAGCATAGTAGTAAAACTTGTCGGTACCCATCCAGTAGGTAATACCAGATGCTGTTGCAATCGCATTAGGCGAAACAATTGATATATTGTCTGCAAGGATTGTAAAGCCCCAGACATACGGAGGCCCGAGATACTGCATGGAGTACACCGCTGCATCTGTCCAAACAAGAATCTCTTGTCGTGTTTGTGTTGCCCCGACAATTTCTGAGCCACGGGAAAGGCGATAACTTCCTGCTTGGTTTGTGGCAGTTGGTGTCCAATCTGTGTAGTCTTCCTGCGCTGTCCAACGAATAAGCAATGGATCAAAATCCGCTGCCCCATAAGCACCGTATTCGCTGCAACCAAAAGCAATTGTGATACGCGTAGAATCAGACACCAATATCTGATTAATTTCGGAGGGCACATCGGTGCCCGAAACCAATGTTCCACGGGTACTAAATGAAGGGGTTGCGCCGCCGCCCGGTTGCCAGATATATAGGGCACCACCTCGAGGAGAGAACAATAAGTCTTCCCCATAGTTGGATTGACTCCACAACCGCAACTGCAAGCCAAAGCCCGTGGTGTAGCCCGAGCCCCACGAGCCGCGAGACCATGGCCCTGCACCCCAACCAGTACCAATGGTATAGACAGCAAAGCCTGTGTTTATTTGATACGCGCCATCAACGGAGCCACCACCGTTGCCTACATCAGAAGCATTCGACAAAACTTCCGCACCCGGGGCATTAACGGGCGAGACGGCACGGGCTGAAATAGTGTATGAAGTTCCAGACAGAACACTAACAATTTGATACTCCTGATTGAGCACCGCTGCCGTCATGTTCCCACCAAGCGATACGGCATTAGTGAACGTTACATAATCGCCCTCTTGCAAAGCAGATGCGCCGGAGTCTGTGACGGTGATGATGGAGGAAAAAGGAGAAACAGTATCTGCCGCAAAACTGATCTGGTTGTTAGTGCTATAAGCCAGTGGTGTCACATCATAGTAATCGCCACCGTTTTCAATATAGAACTTTAGGTTAGTGCCTACCCCTAACAGGTTGTAGTTGCGCAAAGTAACCCAGTTCCATAAAGAACGGGATATGCCAAGGAAGGTGTTATACGACAGCGCAGCCCAACCGCCAATTTTTTGAGGAAAGCCAAAACGAAACCGAACTTTATCGCAGTCGTACCATGAACCTTCCGCGGTTAACGTAGTGACTTCTCGAATAATCCCCGGCTTGAATTGTAGTTTCTGTAATGGCATAGCTGACCTATTTAAACGGTGGGCCACCGACCCATAACACCAACGAACGCCGAACGCCTTTAGTCACAGGAGTCACCCGATGCAACGTGTAGGACGGAAAGAACCAAGCCCTGCCGCGCTTTGACTCCAACGTTTTGGCTTCATCACTCGTCGTCTTTACCTGAAACTCGCCGCCCTCGAACTCGGACGGATCTGACAAAAGAAGCGACATTGATAGCTTGCGGGGCACCCCCGAATCCTGCGAAGACGCATCCGTATGCCAGCCATAATGCCCACCTGTATCCCCGGTGTAAACCCCCAGTTGCATAGGCTCGTGGAACCCGGTCAGATCAAAATGGAAGTACCGCCGATTGACCTCTGCCACCACCCGGGAGAGCTTGCCCCACAAAGCTTCCATCTCAGGTTTTGGCCCTATCCAGCCAACGCTCGTCTCACGAACATTAGGATCCACTACCGCACCGCCAACGCCCCCAATGCAAGCTGCCTCCCTCTGTACCCATTCTGGCTGGGCCAAAAGGAAATTAATCTCCTCTTCCGTTAGGAACCCATCCCAAAAGGCAATCTCCTCTTGGTTATAATTCATGCGCGGCGGTATTGCAAAAATCATACGTATCCCAAAGGTTTTTTTGCCCACGGATTCACAGCCACCGACAACCGGGTGCCTGTGTATTTCTCTACCCCATGGACCAAGCCGGGGGAAAATACAATCATCCGATTCGTCACAGGCTGCACAGATACCGTCTCCGTTACAAAGTTGCCGCCAACCACATCTACGTCTGCGTAATACACAATGCTGCAAATCGGGCATTCTGTATTGCCGGACATCTCGTACAACTTCTCGTCCTTATCAATATGCCAATCGGGCCGCGTTCCGTGGTGCGCCCAATACTCACTGCCTATCATGTCCGACAAATCAAAGAACTGAGACGCTCGGGTTAATAGCAGCGCCATCGGAGACTTATTCCCTCGCAGCCTATCCACCCCACCACGTTCCCATTTCATCTTCCGCGCTTCATCGCTTTGGGAAAAGAACCCAACTACTGCCAGCCGCCGTTCCTCATCAAGCACGTCGTCAATGACAATCAGCATTTTGTGTAGATCAGCGTCAAAGTAAATCTGTAAAACGGCGACAAGAACGACTGTGGCCTGATGGTGTGTGGCGTTCTCCCATCAAACGCAATAATGCGCCCCGGTGTGTACGGGCTTGTATACACAACGTCTCTACACGCTTCGTCAAAGAACAGCGTCTCGCCATGCCATCCGTCCTTCCATTCCAGATTGACGTAGTACAGCAAAATCTTTTCTTCTGGGTGTGAATGCACAAAGTTGGCATCCGCAGGAGTGGACAGGTTCAATATACATTTAGTCCGCGTGTACCCTACCACTTCTTGCGCTACCGGCGTTTCTGCCAGCTTTTCCAACATCCCCAACCGAGCCAAATCTTCATCCGAATACACCGAGTGCAAAAACCTGTGCTGCTTGTTCTCTACGATGCACCCGTCTGCCCAACCTATTTGGAACAAGGAGCTCTGCGCAAAGTTGTACACCCGATTGCGAAATTCAAAGTCCAATACATTGTCGTAGACCCGCAAACTCCTACCGTTATCTACCTGCACATCCCGGATCAATTGGTTGCGAAGCACGACAACACCTCCGCATACTTGGCCTTGGTAAACGAAAACGTCAGCATCCTGCGCGACTTGTTAGGCACCATGTCCACCGAATGCGGCACCGATGTATCCATCAGCCAAACATCTCCTGTGTCGGCGCAGAACTCTTCCACATACTCAGACTGTCGGCTACCCCGGCTCCACTGGTAAAACTTGGTCACCTCACCGTGCGTATCCAGATAGACGTTGATGCCGCAAGTCTTGTTAATGTCTACGTGTGCAGGTAGCACGGGGTCTTGCGCATCCAAGGCAGGGAGTTCAAGCAAGAACACGCTGGGCCACTCAAGGGCAACCAACGCTTCTGGTAGCTGCGCCACAAACTCTGCTTCATTCAAAACTTTCAGTGTCTCGGTGTAGGGAATGGAAGTACCATCTAAGTTGCGGGCGTACTTCTGAACACGGTAATACTTTTGGTGTGGCGCAAGAAGCTCTTCCCTAAACGGGGACAGATCAATACTGATCGGCAGCTTCGTTGCATGTCTCATCTAAATAACAGCCCATAGACATCAGTTACAGCTACAGTGGGGTTTCCATTAGTACGAACTGCCAACTGATACGGCCCCATGTATTG